GACGGCGTGATTGATGGCTCGGTGATGCATACGGATCAGCCGCAGGTGAACGTTGCGTTGTCTCTTGCTCGGAAGCGTCCTTTGGCTGGTGGTTGGGCGTGGAACCGGAAGGACGCGGCCTCGGATATCACGCCTGTTGTTGCTGAAACTCTCGCCCTGTGGGGCGCTCAAAACGAAAATGTGCATCGCCCGTCGAGGCGTGCGGGATCTAGGACGGCGGTGGTTCTGTGAGCTTCGAGAAGCTGTCTGTTCCTGGGCTTAGTGATGATGAACTGGCGACGCTGAACCTGTGCGCTGAGGAATTGGATAAGAAGTCTCGGCGTAATGCTTTGCGGTCTTCTTACTATGACGGGAAGCGTGCGGTCCTTCAGGTTGGCACGGTTATTCCGCCACAGTACGCAAGCATCGGGCTTGCTCTTGGGTGGGCTGCTAAGGGCGTTGATGGGCTCGCTAGGCGGTGCAACCTTGAGAAGATGATTTGGCCTGACGGGGATCTTGATTCTCTCGGGATGCCTGAGCTTGAAGAGTCTAATTTCCTGTTCTCGGAGATTTCGCAGGGGCGCACTGATTCGTTGATTCATGGCGTTTCGTATCTGATTACGACCAAGGGTGACACGGGCGCGGGTGAGCCGAAGTCTTTGGTTCATACCAAGGACGCGCTGAACGCTTATGGTGTGTGGAACCCGCGGCGGCGCGCTCTGGATAACTTGCTGTCTGTGACGGCCCGCAAGGATGGGAAGATCACTGGGTTTGTCCTGTATTTGGATGGGCTGACTATCAGCGCTGACAAGTCGGATGGGACTTGGAGGGTTGATAGGTCGCCGCATAAGTGGGGCGTTCCTGCTGATCCGCTGGTGTACCGTCCTCGGGGTTCCCGCCGTATGGGGCGGTCTAGGATTACGCGGCCTGTGATGGGGCATCAGGATTCGGCGTTGCGTGCTCTGGTTCGTCTTGAGGCGCACATGGATATTTACACGATCCCGAAGCTGATCCTGTTGGGCGCTGATGAGTCGATCTTCAAGAACGCTGATGGCACTGTGAAGACTTCCTGGCAGATTGCTCTTGGTCGTGCGTTTGGGATCCCTGATGACGATGATGCGGTGAACCCTCGTGCTGATGTGAAGCAGTTTGATGCTCAGTCCCCGGAGTCGCATCTGGCGCAGTTGAACGCTCTGGCGAAGCTAATGGCGCGGGAAACGGATCTGCCGGATTCGGATTTCGCGTTGACGGACATGGCGAACCCGACTAGTGCGGATTCGTATGCGGCTTCCCGTGAAAACTTGATCGCCGAGGCTGAAGGGGCCATGGACGATTGGGCTGTTCCGATCCGCCGCACGGTGAACCGGGCACTGGCGATCCAGAACGGGTTATCGGAAGTCCCCGAGGCGTGGGGCTCCATCGAAACCAAGTGGCGGTCCCCGATCTACCTTTCGCGGGCCGCTGCGGCCGATGCTGGCGCTAAGCAGATCGGCGTCGTCCCCTGGCTTGCTGAGACTGAGGTCGGGTTGGAGCTGCTCGGCTTGGATGAGCAGCAAATTCGGCGGGCGATGGCGGATAAGCGGCGCGCTGCTGGGCGTGCTGTTGTGGCGGCTCTGACGCCGCAGGCTAATGCCGACGCCGGGTGAGTCTAAGGCGGCGCTGACGCTGGTTGTTGGTCAGGCTGTGAATGCCGCTATGACTCTGTTGGGTCGGGCTTCTGGTTCTCCTGAGCAGCAGAGGGCGTTGTTGCTTGAGGCTGCACCGGCTGTTGTTGCTCATTATTCGTTGGGGTCTTCTGCTTTGGCGGCTGACTTCTACGACGACGAGCGGGAGCGGGAAGCGGCCCCGAAGCTCTACATCGCTGAGCCTGTGATCGTGGACCGCACGGAGAAGATCCGTAGGGCCGTTGCTTGGGCGTCTGATCCGCTGTTCACGGACGACCCAGGCTCCGCTGCGGGTCGGCTTGCTGAGGTTGTGCAGTTGGAGACGGCCCGCCCTTACCGTGACACGATCCTCACGAACCGTAAGCGCGATCCTTCCGCTGTGGGCTGGCGTCGGGTAACGAGCGGCGGTTGTAAGCTCTGCCGGATGCTCGCTGATCGTGGGGCGGTTTACAGTGACGCCACGGCACGGTTCGCCACGCACGGGAACTGTAAGTGCACGGCTCAGCCGGTGTTCTCATCCAGCGACTACGGCGAAGAGGCGAGTGCCATGCAGTACTTGGCTAGCCGGAAACGTAGGACACCGGAGCAGCAGGCACGGCTCCGCGAGTACTTGAACACCAACTATTCAGACTTCCACGGATAACCGTGGGAACAAGCGCTACGGTCGCGCTTCAAGACCGGTCTTACGTTCGACGGAACAGAAACGGGGATAATCCGATGACAACTGCACCCACAACACCCACTGAACCTACGCCTTCTGGTGAGCAGCAGCCTAGCGGCGAGCAGCAACCGCAGGGCCAGACGTTCACGCAGGCCGATGTTGACCGCATCGTTCGCGAACGCCTCGCTCAGCAGGCGAAGAACAAGTTCGGTGACTACGACGAGCTGAAAACCAGGGCGGGCGAGAGCAGCACCTTGGAACAGCGAATCGCGGACATGGAAGCGCGGGCGACGAAAGCTGAGGCTGACGCGCTACGGGCAAGGGTCGCAGCAGAGTTTGGGATCAGCACGAAGCAGGGGCCCAAGGGCGAACCTTCTGACGCTGACCTGTTCCTCACAGGATCGGACGAGTCAACTCTCACCGCTCAGGCGCAACGTCTGGCGGGCCGGGAAGAAGACCGAAAGAAGCAAGGCAATTACGCCCCGAAAGAGGGCACTACCCCGGCTGCGGGGACGGACACGGGCGACCGCGAGTTCGTCCGAAACCTGTTCTCACGCGCCGACTAACAAACCTTTCCTTAGGAGGAAATTATGGCCGCACTGGCCACCGGATCGCTTTCGATCCCCAAGCAGAAGATCGCCCCCTGGCTGGGCAAGATCCAGAACGGATCCTGCGTTGCTAGCCTGTCCGCGCAAACCCCTATGACGTTCGGTGAGGGCGAGTCCTGGACGTTCGACATTGGCGAGGCTGAGTACGTCGCTGAAGGTGGGCAGAAGGGCGCTTCGACCGTTACGCCTACCTCGAAGCCGGTCAAGCCGTTCAAGTTCCACAAGACGCTTCGTTTCAATGAAGAAGTTCTGTGGGCGGACGAGGACCGTCAGCTTGAGGTCGTTGACGAGATCCTCGAACTGATCCAGCCGGCGCTTTCCCGCGCCCTGGACTTCGGTGTTTTCCACGAAATCAACCCGACCGGTGGCGCTGTTGTCGCCGCGATGAACGGTGGCCTCACGGACACCACGAATCTCGTGGAGTACGTCGCCGCGGACAAGCCGTATGTGTCCTTGGACGCAGCGGATGGGCTCGTTTTGGCTGATGGGTTCGTACCTCGCGACATCGCCCTGGACCCGACCTATGCGGCGAAGTTCTCGGCTCTGCGTGGCACGAACAGCGAGCAGAAGCTTTACCCGAACTTCCGCCTCGGCATCGAGACTTCGGAACTGGACGGTCACCGGGCGTCGGTGTCGAACACGGTTCGCGGTTCTGGTGTTCTCGCTGTGGACACGAAGGTTCTTGGTTTCGTCGGGGACTTCTCCGCGATCCGTTGGGGTGTGCAGAAGTCCATCGGCCTTGAGGTCATCAAGTACGGTGACCCGGATGGCGGCGGTGACCTCAAGCGCAACAACCAGGTCGCTTTCCGTGCTGAGGTTGTTTACGGCTGGGGCATCGCTGACCTGAACGCTTTCGCCAAGATCCACGACCTGGTCTAGCAGATGGCGAAGCGCTACAAGCATGTTGCTTCGGGCGCTGTGGTGAGTGTCCGTGATGACAAGGTGCTCGGTTCCGAGTGGGTTGACCTCTTGGAACCGGCGAAGGAACCCGCACCCCGCAGACGGGGCAAGGCTTCGGCATCGTCTGAGTCGAACGAATAACGGGAAGGGGCGGTCATGTCTGTAACCCCTGCGATACTCGCGGTTGCTCTTGGCAGGACCGCCCCTGAGCCTGGTTCGGTCACTGAGCAGCAGTGGCAGATGTGGATTGATGACGCTGAGATGCTGATTGAGACACGTCGCGTCGCGCTCGGGGCCGATGTCCCGGATCAGGTCAAGCTCGATTACGTGGTCCGTGAGGCCGTGGTCGCTCACATCAAGCGCCCGGATGATGCTACTCAGGTGACTATCGCTGTTGATGATGGTTCGTCTTCCCGGTCGTATCAGACCGGGAAGGGGCGGGTGACGATCCTTGATGAGTGGTGGTTGATGCTCGGGTTGACCGAGCCGGACGGGGCTTTCTCTGTTGACATGCTGGGTGCTAGCACCATTCATCTTGCGTGGTGTTCATATTCGATGGGCGCTAGCTACTGCTCGTGTGGGGCGGACATTGCCGGGTATCCGATCTATGAGGGCGACGACTGATGGGCCTTGTAGATGACGTAATCGGCGTCCTGCCGTTCCTGCGTGAACAGGCTGAGTTGTTGATGGTGGATTCTTGCACGGTGCAGCGTTCTAGTGGGACGGTGACTAACCCTGATACAGGGGTTGTTTACCCGAACCTCACGACCATCTACACAGGTAAATGCAAGATCCAGAAGACCGTTTCGCAGGCCGCTAATCCTGAGGCCGGTGAGCATCGGTTCACGGTGCAGGATTTGCGGTGGGATACTCCGGTGACGGCTGGCCCGTTCCTGGTGGGTGATGTTGTCACGATGACTGCTTCGGTTATGGATGCCCAGCTTGTGGGG